TGCATTGCGTATACAGTGTTGTTGTTATACGTAACGATACAATTGACCGCAGGAACGCCAATTGATCCGTCGATTTCCGTAAGTTCAGCTTTTCGAGGATCGGTACTGTACGTAAACCTGTGCGTACTGTGCTCTTTGAACAGGATCAAATCCGAGCCGAGCCTTACCAGAGATACCAACTTCTGTCCGTTACCTGGGGCAACGTCAACAAAATCAGTACCGCCCCAAGTATCAGTAAGAGGCCCAACACCGCTAAAACTAAACCTAGAGGTATTCGAGGTAGCCGACAGACCACACGCGATCCACAGCCTTTCTTTATACTGTGTAATTGCCTCACCGCGCGGCATTGCTGCGACAGTGGTCCACGTTACCGTACTAGGAGTTGGTGCATCAAAGTACCCACCATTTGCTGATGCCCCAGTTTTGGAAACTACCCATAACCTGTTCGCATACTGGGCACAGCACACGCTGTTTACGCCGACAGGGGATGCAACGGCATTTGCTGCCCCCGAAACAGCATCAACGAGATATACCTTGCTGTCTCCCGGGGAGTACACCACCAGGAACTTACGACCATCGTTCGGAATATACACACCGAGCAGAGAACACTGCGAAGCATTAAACCCGGACGTGATGAACTTCTTAATCTCCGGACGGTTTACCAGAGAGCCATCGTTATCGACTTCCAGGTTCACACATTCCCAAAGCTCATCATCATTAATAAATTCACCAGACGAACTATTATGTAGTCCGCCAACAAACGGTCCGAGTTTAGTTGCTTCGTATGTCATTACTCGTACTCCGCATCGAATGCGACAGGGAATGCTCCCCAGTTAACTTTGTCAGAATTGTTCGCTTCGTTGAGCTTATCCTCAAAGGTCTGTCGTTGGACCGAATGTGCGCTCCAGTCCTCGTCCAATTCATAAGCCTTCGCCATAGTGTACTCACATACCCTGTCGAAGTACCTATCAGGAACGCCCAACAAATCAGCACTCGAAGTTACCCGATTTGGCATCTTCGAGTAATTGACTTCTAGCGTCCACACCTGAGACGGTTTAGGCCAGAGGTAAATCTTGTTGGCCCAGACATACCAATACTGCGGATTACCCTGAGTTCCGGTATCCGCTCCAAGCTGCCCTCGGATTGTCTCAAAGTTCGAGGGCTCCATAATCATGCCATCAACAAACACCGATTCCAGCTGGATAATATCCGTCGGAATATCGTAGGTCTGCTGTCCTGCGACAGTACTAGCTGTGCTAGTCGCCTGGATGATCGGATTCTTGTTGACGATTTCTGTCTGAGCCTGGTTTACCCACCGCGTAATATCCGAGTCGGTGATTTGGACACCAGATTCGTCACCAAATTGACGCTTCACAAACGTCATCACGTCTGCGAGCGTTCTACTAGCGGCAGGTGTAGGCATCTTAGCCTCGATATACCTTTCCGTTATGCCGATAGGTATGAAGTGGAGATTTCAGAAGTGACCTTCCGAACTCCCACTTCTCTGCGGCCTGATCCTCGATCTCTTTCGCTTTCAGATATGCGGCTGCAGCCTGTCTTGCTTTGATTTCGTCGTAAACCGCATTTGGGTCACGCCGTTGGAGGTCGTTTTCGTAGCACCAGACGAGGATACGTTCGTCAATTTCGTCTTCGCGCCAGTAGGAGACTGGGTATCTCGTTCCGTTTGGATCATTATAAATGAGCGCAAAAGGTTTCGTATCAGTTTCGTCTCGATCATTAGGCGGAATCCACCCGAGTTCAAGGTCAGGGTAAGATTCAGCGACAATCCTGGCGACTCTTTCGTGCTTTGAATTGACGAATCCGCCATAATCCTGATCGTAGTGATACGTCTGCCTCCAAAACTCGTCGCTCATTCTCGATCCCTCCGTCTTGGGAACCATCCCAGAAGATTTTCAATCGGTAAGATTCCCACCATTACCATGCCAATTATCAACATAATAACTGTATTAGCAGATTCAGGATCAATCAGCGCAAACACAATTATCGTAACACCTAAAATGAAAACTACTATACGTCTAATCCCCTCGAATAAATCCCAGAACCCCCTGTTAGCCATCAAGTCACCTTGATATTCCTAAAACGTACTGATTCTGTCGTCGCATGGTTCCGCGACAGGTGGATGTACGCTCCTCGGTATGAAGTATCCGCCGTAATCATTTCCGCACTAGGTGTACCATCCGTGCGTTGAATCCTGATTTCAGTCGGGGAAATGGTAATCTTTACTTTCGCCCAGTCTGTAGTGGTCAACGCAGGAGTGGTAAGCGTAGTACCTACCTGTGTTCCCGTTCCCGAACCGGGATCATGCTTATAAAGCTGCAACTGACCGTTCTGACGAAATACGATATGGTATCCACCCGTAGGATTAGCCGCCAGTCCAAACTGGTATCGCTGATCGTCTACCTTGCAGAATGCCAGACCTGAATGTGAGGTAGCACTAGGCAGAGTATCGTACTTCATTTCGTACTCGATCACGCAAGTAGCCGGGACCGGACAAAACGAGCCTAGTAGTGCCGACGGATTCTGGACACCACCATTATTAAACCAAGCAGTACCACTATCCAGAACAAAGTTTCGAGTCGAGTCAAAGGGGATATCTCCCGGTGCCCATTTACCTGAGGCGAAAGCGTCCTGAGTGCGATTAGGCGTATTGGTCAGTGCGTAGATACCCTGCGGAGATACGAAACCATCTACACCTTTAGCAAGCAACTTTGCGTACTCACTACGCCTAATAGGCTGCCAGGAGATACACTTTACCGCGCCAATAGTGCTAATTACCGTGTCTACTTCTGCGTCAGTAAGACCAGTCCCGCCGTCATAGCGAGGAATTCCAATGTAATCAGCGCGAGCCAAAGCATCAGTAACTTGTTGCGCAACGAGGGGGTAATCAATATACGCCCAGCATTTCATCCCTGCCGCTCGTGCAGCACCAAGTCCATATGAGCCGGAAACATGCGACTTCCAGATGATCTGCGTCTTATACTTAGTCGGGAACCATGCCTGGATTCTCGACAGAGTTAGATCAACAGATGCACCGGAATAGTCCTTACATTCCAGGAATACAACAGTGCTGTCGGCTAGTAGGCCAGTCAACACAGTTTGCAAATCCGGAAGCTTCAAGTTCTGTGCAACCCAATACGGTCCACAGTTTGCAACATCTACTACCAGAGCTTCTAGTTGAGCCCGAGTAAATGTTTTAGGATCGCCAGTTCCATTTGTGGTGCGGTCCAGTCCTGTCGCACCAGCATCGTGCATACAGAACGACCAACCATCCGAACTTATCTGAGTCGATACCTCAATGGCTTTCATACCCATATCGTGCGCACCAGTATATCCGACCTGAGTATGTTCCGGCCAGATATCTCCAGCACCACGATGCCCGATATAGAACGGTGTAGTTGCCATAAGTGCGTCAATCGGAGAACCGACAGCAACGCCACCGCTAGTGTTAGCATTCTGCTTATCTGACAAGGAGCCTGATCCACCCAGGGCAGCATAGTAATCGTCGTTCATACTGCCAGGACCTGGATACTTAGCATCCATCAAATCGGAAATTGATTTGTTACCGTTACCTAGGTATCGCTGTAGCATATCAGCATAAGACAAACCAGGTCCGTACTGACCGACGAGAAAAGCAAATTGCTTATCCCGCAATGAAAGAGGCGCAGACATGTTCTCTCCTATGACGATATGCCCTTGGGGCCAGTCCTGTCGTGCATGACAGAACTGACCCCATTTCCCGGGGAAAGATTAGGACTCGGTGATATCCTTCATCACCCAGTGGGCATTTCGTCGACCGGTACCCAGTTCCAGGTACGAGAACATTTCGGCCGCGTAGGCGTCCTTAATGGTCCCCGCAACAGTACCCGGAACTCGATCCCACATACTTCCATCCATATCCATCCAGTCCCAGTCCGCATCGCGGTAGAGACGGATTTCGCTCTCATCGAGACCGTAGATGGTATTGTACGGGGCGTCGATATCCGCCACCATCGGGACTTCGCCCTGATCGGTGGTGAATGTCAGACCGGAATATCCACCTGCAAATTCCTTGACGTTCGAGAAACGCCGCGCCTGAACCAACAGGTTCCAGTACGCGCGCTGAACACCCAGAGAGGAAAGCAGGAGAGAAGTCTTGCCACCATTTGTCCGGACCGCGTGGGTATTCCGGATCATAGCAGACTCCGACAGGGCGCGGTTCGTACCACCATTCGCATCCACAACACTCTTCCAAATCGGATAGGTGTTGGGATCGACCCCGTAAAGCGTACCGGAGTTATTCACGATGGCTGCCAGACCGGTAATTTCACGGTTGGCCGAACCGGTACGCACAAACACATCACCGGCTGCAAGCGTAACCGACGGGGTGTATGTGATGGTATTCGCCGCAGTATCAACTGCGGTAATCAGAACCCCAGTCGCCTTAGGGGCACCGTCCGCAGCCAAAGTAGCCGGGACATACACGTCCACGATTTCCTGAACCTGGAAATTCTGGATACCACGAGAAATCGTCGCGGTAGTTGCCGCGCCGACAGTGGTGGTAGCACCAATCGTACCAGTACCGTCACCGTACATCTGACGGTTCAAATCCTTAGCTACGTCATTCTTCACGCCCTGCATTTCCAGATCCAGCGCAGAAATGAACGCCTGGAAATCCTTATCGACCAGCCGAATTGCCTGTCCGGTAAGCTGGACAGAAGCATATCCGTACTTGAGACGGACCTGAACCGGCGCGGTTCCCTGGTTACCAGCGGTCGGAAGGTTTTCACCCTCGCGTCGGAAACCAAGACCGTTGTTCCGGTAAACCTTGATCGGGAAAGTGACGTACTTTCCGCCGACAGTGGTGGTAATCGTCGAGCCGTTCCCATTCCGCTCAATGCGCTTGAGCAGAACAACTTCCTCATTGAACTGCGCTCGAAGTTTACCCTCGTAAACATCCTTCGTTACTGCGGTGAGAGTCGAAAGACTCGTGGGCATTTCTAGCCTCCGGCATTATGAGCATCCAGTAGTTGCTTGAAGTATGCCTTCCGCTCCGACTCATTCATATCCTTCGGGTCTTTCTGCGGAGTATTTGCCGCAGGCTGACCACCAGGAGCTAGAACATTCGGAGCAGATCGCTGCTGCGATACGTTGGCATACATTCTCTGGAAAAACGCCCGCTGTTCCTCAAACGCCCGCTGAGCACTGAGTTCTTCGCCCCTTTGGACCTGGACCAACATACGTTGCAGGAGGTCACCCTCATCAACCGCATTTCCGAATTGCTCTTTGAGCTTTCCGACTGCTGTGTTGATTTCTGACTCGTATGATTCAACCTGCCGGTTGTAAGCCTGTTCCTGTAGCTGCTGCTCAAATGCCTGCTGTCGATCGTCGATTTCCTTCTGACGTCTTGCCAGTTCTGCATATCGAGGGTCTTCCTCTTCCAAATTAACCGCATTTGGATCGGTAGCATTCCCGTTTGCAGATTGGTCGTCTTTAAGCAAACCCAGCTGTCGTACGTGCTCGTTGAGCGCGTTATATACAGCCATCGGGTCTTGTTGGAGTCGGCCTACTAGGCCCAAACCATACTGGATAGCCTCAGGATCGACCGTTAAGTACGGCTCGTAAGGGCTGTACTTTTCCTTAAGCTCCCGTAATTCGGTTTCCCTTTGACGATAGTTATCGTCCCATTGCCGAAGATGCGGACGTGCCCGATTTGCAAATACCTCAGGCATTCCCTCTAGGACAGGATTCCAAGCGGGATTGTCTGCCTGTGGATTTGTTACCGGGCTGTCGGCAGATGATTCCGTACTTGACGGGGCGACTGAATCTGTTCCGTTACCGGAATCAAATCCACCATCGGGTGCACTCAAAGGAAATCCTTACTGGATACCCTGTACCTTTCGGCCCTGGGGTTGAGATTGGTTAAGTCAGTGAAGCGGTACCACGACGACTAGTACGCAGATAGAACAACTTATCCCAGATACTTTCCTGGTTAAGTCGCCTGCTGGTCCAGTACACGCCATCCAGAGTAGCCAGCAGAGTATCCATACTGGCGATATCGCTCATAGCGGCAATATCATTCGCATTACCAGTCGACAGACCGCCTGTATTCGGATTCCAGCGGTTATCAGTAGTCGTTTCCATGCCCTGAGTCGTATACATCGTGACATTTGGCATTACATTCCACCTCCTCCCATAGCTTCCGGTGGCGGCATTCCGCCTCCACCGCTATCTGGTGGCGGCATTCCACCCTGTGGCGGAGGACCGCCGCCCATACTGGGGTCCTGTGGTCCGGTTTGCATTTCTGGTGTCATACCCATTGCTTCTTGCGGCATACCCTGCTGAGCCATAGCGAACATTGGATTTTGTTGGCTCATCATCTGGTACGATTCATGGATCGTAATATGCCGATCAAACTGATCCTGAACCATTGGCGAAAGCAATTCAAACGCCTGAGTCTTACGGAAATTGTTGTGAGTAGTAACATGAACTGCATGGTTATCCCACTTGTTCACCTTCACTACTGGAGGATACGTCGAAAGATTCGCTGCGTCAACAGTCGGAATTCCGCGCTGTGGGTCTACCGTACCCGGAGCACCCTGCAAAGCCATCTTCATCATATTCTGATTGAATTGCAGGATCATATCCTCGGTAAGTTGCTTCATCTTCAAATTCTCTCGCTGAGCCGCACGCATATCAATACGCATACGATCAACTAGAGTTTGGACCCCGCCAATTTCCATCATATCCAGCATTTGCTGTGGGGAAATAGCACCCATACGGGCGAGGTCCATAAGAAATGCCTGACGAGCCGCTTTAGACTGCGGCAACGCGGAGCCAGGCTCAACGCGAACGTCTAGGCTATTCGCAATATCCGATCCCTTTAGCTGGAACGAGTCAAATGCCCTGTCGGTTCCAGTAACTCGGATGATTCGTGGGAGGTCCCAGTAATCTACTACAAGTGTGAGTGAGTGGCGAGCAATTTTCGCAACCATTTGCTCTTCTGAGGATATGGTCTGCGATAGAATCGCGTCATCCTTTTCCTGCAAGAAGGCAATAGCAGTCGCCGCAACAACACCCTGTCCTGGGGCCATGCCACGCGATACCTGATGTTGTCCACTAATATCCTCCATATCCGAAATGATGCGCTCAATTTCTTGCAGCACGTAGTTCGGAATCGGTTGGATTTGCAGAGGCTCAGGTTTTCCGAGCCCGGGACGGTACGGAATAACCAGACCAGGCTCAGAAGTGTACTTTGCGATATCGAAACTACCGAGAGGGGCCAGCAATTGCGGCCGCGCCATTCGGTTCTTCGATTCGATGACCTGCGACCGAGTACGATTGTATTCCTTTTGGAGAGAGTTAATATCCTCCAGGATACTGACACCGTAAGCTTTACCGGTCGGAATGTGCTTCGTCTGTGCGTACGGATACTCTTCGTGAGTATACCACATACCTTCATCGAAATTGACGAGCTTGTCTCCACAAATGGTGACCAGCGCACCGTCTTCAAACATCTTACAGCCGCCCGGCTTAACCCATGCTTCGATAATCAACACAGAATCCGGAGAGGATGTGTTATCGCCAGTACTTTGGAAGTAACTAGCCTCGAAAATCTCAGTCTTGGCTACTGCGTTAGGCTCAAAATCCATCTTCCAGTACTGACGTGCCCATTCGACAGGGCGCGTGTATGCCTCGAAGATGTGAGTCTGATCTTCCAAGTCTTCACACAGCAAATCAGGCATGAAGATATTATACGGTGTGACTGGTTTGATTTGGATGTTTCCTACGGTGGGCATACCCAGGATATTCTTGAACAGAGTATCCTTCTTCTGAGAATCCCACCACGTCTTAACGAAACCGTTTCCAGTAATACTGGTCCAGAATGCAGCACGTTCCGCAGTCCACTGGAAATTCAGATGCTCAAACAGAAACTCCCAGACCGCTTCCGCAGACTGAGCCGCAAACAAATCGTCATCTTCCCCCGAAGCAGGAATAACAGTGACGCTTGGCTTTTGCGAGGTAAGCTTGGTAATTTCCGTCCGGATCATCGGCCGAATACGGTTGGTAACAGACCGCTCGCGGTGTCGCGCAGAAGGCGGTGTACCAATGCGGCCGGTAGTCCTGCCATCCTTCGATAGATTCGAGATGTATTGATTCCCACCATACATTTCCAGATTCACGTCCCACTGACGACGAATCCTCTGGCGGTAATTCTTCATCTTCGTATATTCGCTCTGGACCCACGATACGATTTCTTTCTGGGCCTTTTCGGACAGCTTGTCTACTGTCCGCTTCTTTTTACCAGACGGGAGAATATTAGGATCGGGCTGACTAATCGCCGTAGAGTTCGCTCCGGATGGCAGCGAATTCGCGTCCTTCGTCGCCGCTCCATTCGTCGAGAATGACGCCGTCACTGTGTCCCCGTCCCCTTAATCTTTCAATTTCAGCCTCGTCGCTAGGATCGTATTCCGTATCATAGCTCGGAACGCCAGGAGTTACAACAGAGACGGCTTGAAATGCCATAGGGTCTTTAGTCGACAGGAGGTTAGCTAAATGGGTCAAGGTACTCTGGAACTCTTTGTTTTGCTGGTTCAACAAGCTCAACAAACCCCGGTTCGCCTTGTAACGCAGACCCTCGATTAGCACCAGTGGAATCAAAATCGACAGTAAAATCGTTGGCAACACGTACCAATCCATCTTCCAACTTCTCCCGTAGTCCTTCATATGACCTGATAGTATCAGACTGGCTTTGGTTTAGTGATACCTGCTCTTCGTAATCAATCCTTGATACGAAGTCCAACTCAGGAACGGTGCCCAGTTCGTTAATGCAAGAAATGCATACGAGTACAGCGCCGTAGTATTCCATATCGCGGCGAAAATCTATGAAATCTCTGCGATCGAATCCACAAATCAAACAACTCCCCGGACTCGCCGCTTCACCTGCCCGGACAAACGTAAACGTATCACCCATTAGAATGCTCCGTACCTCTCATGAGGAAAGTGACGAAAGTAGGAATGTACCATCCAGACTTCTTCATCCGCTCCCCGATTATTAATAGTCCACTCAATGAACCAGAACAGAGGATGAGGTCGAGGACGTGACTTATGAACTCCCATTAGTAATCATCATCCCAATCATCAGTCACAGAAAAACCCTGTGAAGTCATCCATTCAGTACTCGTCGGCCCGAACGAACTTTCTGGACCTTTTGCTCTGGCAATAAACTCCCAGATAGTTCCGGCCTGTATGCCTCCGTTTCCGAGTGCTTCCATAAGCGGGTCAATTGATTGTTCAGCCATCGCTCCCAAGTCTGGGAGGAATGTGAAGAAGTAGCGGGCCGAGTCCGGAGCGTGGTCATCTTTTTTCTTGATCTTCTCTTGTCTATTATTCGAGTCAGCTAGCTTAGCCGACTCATAGTATGCCCACTGTAGCTGGAGCATTTCTCTGGTCAGATTAGGGCACCGTTCTCCATCAATCTGCCAGAAAGGTTTTCCAGTATTCGGGTTCTTTTTGAGATACTGCGTAACGCGGTTCACTCCGACAGAAACATCTCTTGGGACAGAATCCAGACTGAAATGGATCCCACTGTCCGCATATTCGGAGGCTATACTTGTTCCGGTAACTGCTTGTCGCTGCTTCATAGCCGGGTCCCCAGTCCGCAAAAAGATACTGATATTGTTCTCGGATTCCCATTGGAGGATCATAGACGCCCATTCTTTTACGATCCTCTCGCTACCATACATCTCATTGAATGTGACGACAGTCAAGCCGTCAGGAGATACAGCGTGCCACAAATGGGCGGCAGGGTTGTTGTAACCGTGATCTGTAGACTGATAGATGAGCCAATCCTTAGGTGGCTTCCAGTTCCGAACTGTTGTATGAACTGTTTCCTCAAAATCTGGGTATACCAATCCACCCCTCGGAATGAAATTTCCGTGCTCGCGCTTCGACCGCTCATCTGCATTTAGGAATCCTAGGATCGCAGCCTTTTCAGCTTCCGACAGGTAGGGGTTATCTGCCATATCGACTTCAATGACGTCGAAATTATCTACTGTACTCTTTTTCCACTTCTCGTACAGCTGAGAGTAAATCCAGGTCATGCCCATAACCGGTGTCATGGTAATCCACCAGGACCCGCCTACGTCAACTAGACGAAGCAGATTCTCAATGAAATAAGCACGCGGAGGTTCCTCATCGAAATGGATAAAGTTTCGAGAGGTACCCGCGTGCTTCTCCAAGTCCTGGTCGTTGGATTTGAAATCCAACACAGAACCGTTAGCTAATGTGAGCGTTCTTTCGAGGTTGTGCCAAGAGTCTTCCCAGGACCCGTTGATAAGGTCACTAGGCACAATCCATCGCTTGAAGATTGGCAGTAGGATACCTTGAATCCCGTTAATGAAGTCAACACCGATAATTCGTCCGTGGACGGGCAACTCGGGAGTCTTAAGATAAGGATGGCGTCCTGTAGCCCACCACAAATCTTCGACAACACCCCCGACAGATTTGCCTGATCTGTTCCCACCAATGTAAAGTCGTCCCTTTGCGTCACTCTTATGAAACGCACTCTGTTTTGAATGCGGAATGTAAGCGTGCATGTTGGGAGTCTTAGCCTGTTGTGTCAAGCTCTTAGCTAGGAATTCGATAATGTCCTTCTTGGACATATCATCCCCGTTGTCACTGCGTCGCCTACGTGCCGGTGGCATTAGTAGCGCCTAGCGGAACCAGAGCATTCATAATCTGGTTCAGAATATCCGCAGTGTTATTGGTACGAGAACCGGTAAAGGTTACCCCGTCCAACAAAGCGATACCTCGTTGGCCATCATGGATATGGTTGCCAAACGAGGCTTGATTCGAGCCGTTCCCTAAATCGTGGTGCTGAGCTTCTGATCTAGTGTTCAGGTCAGAGTTGCGGTGAAAATCTGCGACGGCCCGCTTATCGGGTGAAGAGCCACCTGTCGTATTTACCGCACCGGCATTTGCTGGACTAGTCATTTACCACACCGGCTTAATCATACTGAACCTGATCTTCTGATTCACAGTACATGTAGGTATTACGTTATTGTAGACATAGTTGTTTATAATATCTCCGACGTTCAGCAGTTCGACAACCGACAGGTGGATATTCAGCGAGAATGGATACCCATTCTGCTCAAAGAAAACATGATGCTTAGGGTTCCTCACCTTGTTAATATAGTATCCAAGATCGACGTTTCCGGCAGGCCATAGTCCATTAGGGGTAACGTATATATGCAAACCTAGCATATACAGACCTTTGACCTGAACCTTGATCCCGTTACCCGGAGCACCTTCTTTCCAAGTATCATCGTAATTTACCTGGTCGCCTACCTGACTCCAACCATTTGCACCCTGAGTACCGATTCCGAGGCCATACGAATTCTCTCCATAGTAAATAAACGGGTAGTTGATATACTTCTTATTGAAACCACCAGCACCGTTATCGAACATGCGGTACGAAATGCCTGTGTCTTTTTCCACCACGACACAGCCATTGTATGCATTAGCAGGAGGGCCGACAGCCTTTGTGGTATAAATCAGGCCGGCTATTTGATCTGCTCGGTCCCAATTCTCATGCTGGACACCAATAGTTCCAGCAGCATCTAGAGTATAGCTGGCTTTAGGAGTTAGCGTGGACATATCACATCACCGGACTAACTAGAGTCAAACCCATGTAGATACTAGCTGATCCTACCGAACCACCAGATCGCCACCACGCCCAGCTGAGCAAATCCCCAGCCTTGAAATACTGTGTCTCAATTGAGTGGTAGTTGGTATTCGCGCCTGGCTGACCGCTATGGGTCAAGTCTGTTACCCAGGCTCCGTTAATCCAACCCTGCAAGCTGATACGAGCATTCGATACTGTACCGGCAACCTCAGAAAGCATCCACCAGTGGTAGATTCCATTGACAGGTGCCTTCATCTTGCCTCCGGAAAAGTCCGTGGCAAAAGTTGAGTTCACCCGCTGTGCGGTGATATCTCCGGTGAAAACTTTCTCACCGCCGACAGGGTCGAACGGGCCGTTGTAGTAACCGACAGCATTGAAGGGGTAGCTTACCCAAGACTTCACAAACAGCCCTGTCGATGGGTCTTTTACTGCCATCCAGAGTTTGCCACTAGTTTTCTCGGCAACTAGGCAGCCTTCGTACAAATCAGAATCCGGAGGCGTAACACCATCGTCTACTAATAGACTATCAGAGTACTTGTCAAGAATCGGCCAGTTATACTCGAACTGGTCGATTAGTTCATCGTCTGATTCGATGAAAAGTTTAAGCCGATCTGTACTACTCCTAGCCAAGTTAATCAACCACCCTCAACAGAGCTAGTTGTATGCGATGCGAGTTAGTTACGTTTCCACCGCTAGATTGCCACAACCCAGCACAAATAGTATCCCCTTTGTAGAACTTCTCATTGATCGGAATAGTTGACGACAGGTCGCCACTGTCGACAGAAGGGGGCCAAGTGCTTTCGTACCAGTCATTATATAGCGGACCGGTACCGAGTGCGTCATTTTTCCACAGGGTATGCCCGTAGTGGGTACTAGTAGGTGTACCTTGCCAGGAGATTTTATCCCGGCCTACGTAAATCCCCGTGATGGGAATGACTAGACGGTTATTTACCAGATCGCTAGAAGCGGAGTTTATACTCCCACCTTCATAGACCTGGTATCCCCACGGAACCCAGTTTCCGGCCGATACATTATTGAATGCAAGTGAGCCCTGAGCTAGCGATATCGACCACGGGTACTTGACATACCGCTTCTCAAATACCCCAGCTGCATTTCTCTGAGCACGCCAAATGATACCTGTCGTTCGTTCTGCGACAAGTGCACCATCGAAAAGAATACTCTCATCTGGCATAGTACCCGGAGATACGACAATCGCACCAGAATAAGCCTCATCGAGCCGTTCCCAACTAGGACGACAGGAGGATATCTCGTCATCAATACTGGGAGCGAGCAGCGAAAGTTTAGGGGTGTAATACCTCTCAGTCTCCGGATGGGTCACGTTTTGATGATAAGGCGACAGCCTCTAATTTGTCAACGTGCCTGACTAACTTCATCGTGTACATTAGCACGTCCCAATTCTGAGTATTCCAATACTCTTCGCGCCAGATACTTCTCATGTAGTGTAACATCACAAGTCCAATGCTTGTAGCTGCAATTGCATCTCGCTAGAGATTCTGTTTAAGGTTTCCGGATCGGTGACATTCCGCGTAATGATTTCAACGACAGCCGCAAGTACTGCCCGAACTTCTACCTTAGCTTGCTTATTCGGATCGTGCCTACCCGAAACTTCGTTGTAGTACTTGATGAAATCGAGCTTCCCGTCCAATGCGCCCGATGCTAATTGCAGGTCAATCATCGACTGCGAACGGATGAAAGTTTCCCGTGCGATGTTCTCAAACTTCGCCCGGAACTTCTTATTCCTCATCCAATTCTGCCACTCCGACTTCGAGATTCCCGCTCGCCTAAGACGAGTTTCTAGTGTTAAACGCTGTGTGGTATCTGTCATCACACTAAGGGCTAGTAACTGTCTAGGCTCTAATGCTTCACTGAGTTGAATACTGGTTACTACATGTGGGTCTTCTCGCCGGACTGTGAGCGATTCTACTGTGGGCAAACCCCGAGAATATAGGACTTCCAGAAACGGTTGGACCTTCCATACCCTGTGACACAATGCTAACGGCACGGTCTTTTTGCTGTATTCGTGCAATTCTCTAGGAGTCGGATAGTTATGGTATTCCGCATAGTGAATGATAATCGCTTCCACGAGGAAAGCTTGATGCTCTTTAAGAATCCCCGGGATAACCTTGGTTGGTTTGGTTGGATCGACAGCCTTATACAAGAGCAGTGGATTCACACCCTGAGCCATAAGTCCTGACTCTATCTGCTTAAGTTCTTTCACTTCAACACGATCCCTGTTTGCGAGATTTCATAATCACTAAGACGGACCTGTCTCAGAGCTTGTATGAGAGAAGGTTTACACTGGTTCTTCGTCTCGTATAAGGCTAGGAGACTAGGCTGATAAACGAGCAGCCGACAGAACCCTCTGTGCGATTTATCAGGACGTACTGTGTACTTAAAGTCGAACCATCGGTCCTTATTAGTGCGATAGAGGGGAGGGAGAGGAGAGGAGAAGAACGACAGGAGTTCAGGAGTATGAAAATGTTTAGCGTTCTCGTGTCTTTGATTAGTGATGTACTGATTGTAGGTTTGATTGTCGATACCTGTGTATAAGGAGAGTTCATGAGGTATAGAACTGAGGAGTCCACGCTCTAGGTTAGTTATCACCTGACGTGTAATACCTAATTCCTCCGCAAGTTCGTTCTGCGTAAGATGAGTTCTCATTCTAAACTCTTTAATAGGGCTGATTATCATGTAGTCTAGTATACTCTTAATCTTTGAGAAGTCAAATCCTATTTCTTAAGATTACTAGTATACATCATAATAATGGTCTGTGTAGCGACGTCACCTAAAAAAGAAACCGGCCCCACAAATTCTGGAAACGACATCCCGCATTGTGGAAACTTCGCAGCGCGAGCTATACACCCGTTAGCATGATTCCAAGAATCACCCGAATGGCTGAGCCTACTAGAACGTTCTAGAGGCCATATTTAGGTACACTGAAAGAGCACCACGGGAACGAAGCGAGGGCATCGAATCCGCGCGTGCTAGCAGATTGGCCGAACTTCATAGTGTGACGCGACTAGATGGCCGGAGGCATATCTTCCGACCATCGTTCGGCCAGTCTTGTACCTACTAGTCCCATGAGAGGGGACAACATCATGACTAACCCGTTCGCAGACATCACTCTTCCCGAGGTTCCGAAGGAACTCGCCTATTGGGGTCTGCCCGGTAAGCAAGCCATGCGGAAGCTGACGAACAACCTGGGCGATATCGCGGACAGCTTGGATGTCCTGTCGCGGTACGCAGGCCGTGAGTCGGCGCTGACTGAATTTGTCAGCGACGAAACAAACTCCAGCGATCCGGCCGTGGCTGATTACAACGCGGAACTTGAGTCCATCGGTGAGGAGGAATCCGAAGCCGAGGAGGCGAAGGCCGCTGAAATTAAGGCCATCGAGGAAAAGTACGCGGCTCTGACGGAACAGTTTGACGCCCGGAAGGATGCTGCCGAACAGGCTTTGCAGGATGCGCATCCGGAAATTTTTGCGGACGCACCGACTCCGGAAGAGAATGCCGACGCGGTTCTCGCGGTCGATCTTGCTACCGCAAGTATCCGCGTGGATGTCCGCAAGACTCTTGATTCTCTCAAGTCCCGAGAGGTTAAGAATCCCGAAACCGGCGAGACTGTCACGATTGACAATGTTCTCGGAAAGTTCGTGGTCAACGTTCCGACCGGAAAGCGACGCAGTAATTCCGGTTCGGGCGAGGGTGGTTTCAAACCGCGATTCAGTAAGGCCGTGGTCGATGGAGTCGAGCTCGACAATCCGCGTGTTCCGGCCGTGGCAAAGCAACTTGGTATGTCGCGGGATGTGTTCCTCACAAAGATGGAACAGTCTGTGTCCCGGGAATCTTGGGTCGCTATGGATACCGGCGCCTCTATCAACTTTGTCATCACCCGCACCATCTTGTCGGAGGATGGAAAGTCGAGCGAGGAGCGCACCAATTCTGTTCTGGTCACTAAGGGGAATGCTCCGGCAGTCCAGGACGACAGCAAGTAACTAGCACTAACTAACTAAATACAGTCACAATGTGGTGAGTCGCGCGTGAGTCCACAAATTACTCACGCGCGACTCACACATACCAAATCACTCACTAACTAAGTAAAGGATGTCTCATGATTAAGCGTATGGCTGAAGTACTGTGGTATGACGTCGAGCACAACACAGTGACACTGAGCAACACGGACGACAGGCCAGCAATTGACTTTGTGAATACCTACCTGTTCCGCTCCTCGCATCAGGTGAGTTCCCGATGAGCTGGAACAATGGATATAAGACTCAGCCCGGTGTGACTCAGGGCAAGATCAGGATCGGAAGCAAAGTCTCGACAGTCGAGTACGGCAGTATGTTAGTTCTTGGTCACGATGGACCTTGGTTCACAGTGAGATTCCCGAACTCCAACGACTTCACCATGAGGATTCACGCAGCCGAGGTAATCAACACGTGGATGTCGTGAGTCTGACATCAGCTCTAGTTCTCTTCATCTTGTCCACACTATCCATCTACTCAACTAGAAAGTAACTAGCACTGTCGCGTCACACAAACTAAAAAAGAATAAAAAGGCGGCCCGTCACATGAAATGTGATCGGGTCGTCTTTTTGTGCTCCGCCCAAAAAGACAAAAAGCTTAAAAGGAACTCGCTTCGCTCG